GTAACACAGAAGCTTACTTCGAAGGATAGAGACGACCTCTACGAAGCAAACATCAACCCGATTGCTTCATTCCCCAACGAAGGTATCGTAATCTTTGGGCAAAAGACGCTGCAGGTTACAAGAAGCGCCCTAGATAGAATTAATGTTCGTAGGTTGATGCTCTTTGTGAAGAAGGGCATTTCCACCATCTCGGCAGATGTCTTGTTTGAGCCGAACTTAAGAGAGACGTGGGATAGATTCATCGCCCGGGCAGAACCATTCTTGGCAGACGTAAAAGCCAGATTCGGTTTAACAGATTACAAATTGATTTTGGATGAAACAACGACGACACCAGACTTAATTGATCAAAATGTTATGTATGCTAAGGTTTTCCTTAAGCCTGCGAGAGCAATTGAATTTATTGCAGTTGATTTCATAATCACCAATACAGGTGCAGCGTTTGAGGATTAACAGGAGATTTATAAATGACTAAGAAAGCATCACCAACACCCACATGGGCTTCGCCCTCGATGGAACCCAAGCGTAAATTTAAATATATTTTATCTCTTGGTACTGGCGATAATGCAATTCCCACTTGGGTTGTAAAGTCTGCTTCTAGACCCGGGTTTACTGTAACAACGCCGGCCGAACATGCGTTTATGGGGCACACATTTAAGTTCCCCGGCCGCGTTAAGTGGGAGCCGATGGACATTGTTCTGATGGATCCAATTGATCCCGAAGTTGCGTCCAAAGTTCTGGGCATTATTGAAAACGCTGGTTATGTGTTGCCTAGCAAATGGGGCCCGGGCGAAGAGTGGAAGAAAACGCTGTCGAAAAAGAAATTTAGTGAAAACAATCTAGGTGCGATTTCTATCTCGACGCTTGATTCCGAAGGTCAAAAGGTCGAAGAATGGCAATTGTTTAATGTTCAAATTACTAAAGTTAGCTATGATACACTAGACTATACTTCAGAAGATTTGTTAACAGTAACGCTCGGTATTGTCTTTGATTACGCCAAACACACCGTTCATAGCGAAGGCTAACCAATAATTTTTTAGTAAACATCTAATTACTATAAGATGTCGATATTCGCTGGTAAAAATTTAAATCGCAGACACACTCAGAATGCCTATAAAAAGGTTTCAAAGGACGAGTGGAACAACAAAAAAGAACTTGAAAGTAGATATCAAACAGATTTACAACAATCTTATAGATATATTTTAGACATTAGTGGAATTGCTGTCGCTTTATTAACTGATGTCAAAAGGCCCTCTTACACAATAGAGTCAGAAGAGTTCACTCTTTTAAATCATAAAGTTTATTATCCCAAGGGTCATGTAAAGTGGGAACCAATAACTTTTACAGTTAAAGAGGTTTTTTCACGAGATATTCTGAACTCTGTACTTGGCGTATTGATGAAAAAATTAACAAACACTGCATATGATTCTCCTAATAATATAAACGTATCTTCAAATTTAAAAGATCTTAGTAAATATGATTTAATACAATCATTAGGCCCAGTTAAAATCAAGATGCTAACCCCAGATGGAGATGTGTATGAGGAGTGGCTGTTGCGCGAACCTTTCATAGAAAGCGTAACGCCGACAGAGCTTACTTATACAAACGATTCTTTGCTCGGTACAGCAGTAAAAGTTAGATATGATTGGGCTGAATTGGTTTATAAAGGTGTATAAACCGATCAACAGGAGAGATAATGATTGATAATTCAAGTAAATTTGTGGTGCCACAAGCGCCGCAGGCACAGCCTGCGCTACAAGCACCGGTACCACAACAAGCACCGGCAATTCCGAAAGAAATGTTGGCAGCGCCGCCAGCACCAGCGCCCGTAGCACAACAGCACGGCTATTCGCTTCCAACTGACTTTGTTAAGTTGCCTTCAGCCGGCAAATTTTACCCAGTGAACTCTTCTTTGCACAACAAAGAAGAGGTCGAAATTACATATATGACAACCAAACAAGAGGATATTTTATCAAACCCAAGTTTAATGTCAAAGGGTACCACATTGGAGAAACTAATTGAGAGTTTGTTGGTCGATAAGTCAATTCGTGCAAATGAGTTGTTGTTAGGTGATCGAAACGCGATATTAATTGCTGCAAGGGCAAGCGGGTATGGGCCAGCATACGGAATTAATGTAAATTGTGTGGAATGTTTTAACAAAGAAGAAATAACTATTGACTTAAATGAAATAAAACCAAAGAAAAACAATTATGAGGGAGTAGAGCTAACGGGCCATGGCACTTTTGTTGTACAACTGCCCAGAACAAACGCTTTTGTTGAAATAAAAGCGCTAACAACTGGCGGTGAAGCACAATTGGCACAATTGTTTATGAAAAAAATGGAACACAATCTTCCGCCGGAACCCGTTTTTGAGAAACACCGGGCAACTATTGCTTCTGTTGGCGGAAGGCAAGATGTGGCAACAATTACAGAATTTATTTCCAATATGCCAATTTCAGATTCTAAGTATCTTCAGAAAAAATATAATGAATTAATTCCTGATATGGATTTTATATATCGTTTTAGTTGTGAAAAATGCAATCACCAGAACGAAGGAGGTATTCCGGTCGATGCCACATTTTTTTGGCCTAACGACTGAATACATGGATGATGTTTATGAGATGTTTTTTGTTATGAAAAAGCACGGCAATTGGGGATTTTTTGAATTGTATGCTTTGCCACTAAGATTAAGAGACTGGTTTTTTAAGAAGCTGGTTGATAGTTATAATACCGACGACAAAGGGGAAACCATTTAATGAGCCCAGGAGAAAGAAGACAGCTTGCCCGAATTAAAGCGTGGATCTTGGCGCTGCCCGGTGGCGTTGGACAGGCCATGTGGCGCAACATGGGCCCGGGTATCACTCGGATGGTTGGTTACGGGCTGGTTGATATGATTGGCACTCTCGCAGCGGGATATGCTGGTCAAAAAGCAGAAGAAGGTCTCCACGCTGTTGCTGAACGGGTGTATGGCGAAAAGGCGAAACAAAGCTTTTTCTATTCTGGAATGGTCCAGATGGAGGCCATGAGCCGTCAACTTAAAAAGACTGGTGGCTTTTTAAGCCAATTTCAGAAAGGTTTAGGTGATGTTGGCAATGCTCACGTTAATGAGGCGGTTCACTTAGCTAGGCACATGAAAGATTTGAGGCAGTATGGCATTAGTTATGAAGATTACGGCAAAACAGTTACAACTGTAGCTGAAAACTACATGGGCGTTGTCAATGAATCTTTTAGAGATCGCGACACAAGAGATGCAATCAGAGATCACGTTGCAATATATGAAGAGCTTAACATAGGCGGCGAGGTCGCTACAGACGCTTTTAACTTTTTTGGCACGGTTTTGGCCCATCGAAGCGATGATGTAATTAAAGCTACAAATCGAATGGACGCCCTTGCAAGAATATCGGGCCAATCACTAGGTGCGATAACAAAAGACGTGCTTGCTAACAAAGCGGCTTTTGTTGGGTTTATGGACCCCGATTCCATTATTAAAATCGGCGGCGCATTACAACAATATGGCTACCAGTTGGGCCTTGGTATGTCGACAGTTTTGCCGATCGTTGAAAAATTTGATACATTTGAAAGCGCTTTTGAAACAGCCGCTAGCTTAAATCAAGTTTTGATGAGATTTGGCACTTCAATTGATCCTAGAAAATTGGTTGGAATGACTCCAGACCAAAGAATCAAGGAGTTAAATAGAGTATTTAGCGGCATTAAAGGCCAAGTGATGGCACAGGGCCCCGTTGTTAGAAATCTGCTTGTCGGCGCTTTAGGCGATATTGTCGGCAAAGAAGAAGCAGCCGCGCTTATATCGGGCAAACTTAAAGAGGCAAAGGTTGTGCCAGAAACAGCGAAATTAGAAGATTTTGCCAAAAAGCAAGCAAAAGCAATTGTAGACCCGATGGAAAAATTGATTGCTACAATACAGTCAGTTAAATTAAAAGTCGGCGCCGACCCGAAATTAATTGCAAAACTTTCCACCGCTTTTAGTGATTCTTCAGAAGTACTTGCCGATGCGTGGGACAAGGCTGGTAGGGGTATCGGCCAGACCGTCGTGGATGCATACGAACGACTTGTCCTCGACGCCGCGGATCCCAAAAAGGCAGCCGCAAATGTAAAGAATATCAGAAAGATTGTAAAGGAAGAGTGGAAAAAATTAACTGGGGAATGATTGTAGAGGAAGAGTGGAAAAAATTAACTGGGCCTTAACCAAGCAAACACATCAAAGCGAATAGAGTATATTTTTTGTTTCTATTCTAATTATAGAGAGGGGATATTATCATGTCTATTAATTTTGGTGGCATTGGCGAGATGGCAGAGGGCTTGACCTCAACAGACCCAACTCTTGGCACATGTTCACCTTCAGAAGCGGCGATTAGAAATAGTCTGCCATTCACAGACATAAGAATTGGATTTCCAACGCTAAGTGGCGCCGGCGCCGGTAGCAACTGGGCTGCGCAAGGGTGGCAACGAGGCTTAGATAGTATAACTGCAACAAACTCTATTACGTTCCCTGCATATATTAAGCAATTTAAAGATGAATTTAGGCCAAATTGGAATCCAGTTTCTGTTTTTGGCCGCCCAGATCAGATTCCTATTTTTTCAAATACAGAAAGAGCAATTACGCTGAGTCTTTTGATACCCTGTTATGATAAGAGTGATGCAAATGAAAATTTAAAAAAACTAAACACTTTTACCAAAAATCTTTATCCTTCTTATAACAAAATTGGAAAAAAATCTGACAACTGGTTTAAAAGAGCATTTGGGCAGGAAGACGATCCAAGGCCAGAAATAATGAGCAGCCCTCCGCTTATTCGAATTAAATTTGCAAATTTAGTTTTAAATCATGCTGACAGTGTATCAGGTCTCTTGGGATACGTTACGTCATTTTCTTCTGATATGGGTATTGCACAAAGGGGTGTTTTTTTACGACGGGCGGCAA